AAGTCGCAGGCAACGTAAGCTGCAGCACATCACCCTCGGGGTTGTTGGCCAGCACAACAGCAAGGCGCTGTTGGAAGCGGCAGGCGCGGCTGTTGCCGTTGCCCGACCCTGCTTCGTTCTGGGGGCAGCCCAAGCAAGTGTGGTTCTGGGGCTCCTTGATGGAGGCGTCTGGCTTCTCACCATCGTTGCTCCAGCAGTCAGGCCCGGCGATGTTGTCGGCATCGTACGCCTTGGCGTAGAAGATGCGACTGACCTTCGGCGCTGCTTTGACGATGACCACATCGAGGTGGCGCTCATCAATGGATGCAATCTCTTTGCCGCCAGCGACGAGTCGGAAGACCCCGCCTTTGATGGAGATGCGTTTGGTGGAAACACCCGAGCCGCCGCCCGTCAGGGCTTTGGCTGTCTCAGACAACTCGTTGTTGCGTGCGAATGCGGGGACGTTAGATGCGTTAAAAAGCGTGATATTGCTCATGGTTGACTCACTTAGACTTGGTTACACGAATTTCGAACTCGGTGTGCGAGTTCAGGCCCGGAGGTACAACCCCCGGGTTCTCAGACAGGAAGATCGCCATGTTCGACTGGGCGATGCGCTTCTCCAGCAGGTCTACGACTTGGTGCTCAAGAATGAACTTCTTGAACGAGTCCCAGTCCTGCGTGTTGTAGCGCACCTTGGTCGAGAGGGAGACCGTCCCGTAGGAGGTGTTGACAGACTTGAGCCCGAGGGCTTTCATCTGATCCTTGATGGCAAAACGCACTTCGTCTTGCTGCGCCTTGAGTTGCTCGATTCGAGTGTCGTACTCGCGGCTAAGCTGGTCGATCTGCGCTTTGATCTTGGTATGGATTTTCACGAGGCGGTCGATTGGGATCACCTCATCAGTTGTTTCTGACATGTGCTTTCTCCTGTTGTTTTGTCAAGCGTTGGACAGTTTACACGGGTTTTGTGCTTTTGCAAGTGCCTCCTTTCAAGATCGGATTTCAGACTCAAACATGGCCGTCAGCAGGTCGTTGTCGTCAACCCGGGCGGTCAGCGCCTTGAACATCTTGCGCTCGATGGGCGAGCTCTGGATGTGCACCACAGTCACCTTGTCGGAGTTCTGCCCCTTGCGGTCAGCCCGGGCGATGCACTGGATGTACTGTTCAACAGACATCAGCGGGCCGTAGAAGACCACCGTGTCGGCAGCAGTTAGGGTAATCCCGTGGGCCGTGGCCTGCGGCTGCATGATAAGCACCCTCGGCGTGGGCTGCGTCTGGAACCTGTGGATGATGTCGCCGCGCTTGGTGGCGCTGACTCCACCGTGGATGACCTCGGCACTGACGCCCTTCTTGGTCAGGTGGCTGTAGATGGTGTCGATGCTGGAGCGGAACATGGCAAAGATGATGACCTTGCGCTCGGTCTCCTCCAGCACCTCCTCCAGCACGCCCAGACGCGGGGCAGCGTCGAACTCGACCACCTCCTTCTCGTCGGTGTAGGCCGCGCCGCAGCTTATCTGTAGGAGTTTACTCACCCCAGCAGCGGCGTTGACCGCTGTGATGGTCTCCCCGGCGGCATGCACCAGCATCTGATCCTTGAGCAGGTTGTAGTACTTGTTCTGCTGTGGGGTCAGCGGTGCTTCGCGGATGAGTGTCATCACGGGCGGCAAGTCCAAGCACTGCTCTTTGGTGAACCTGATGGCTGGCTGCAACGCGTTGAACACATCGTCTTTAGCCGTGGCCTTGGGTGCCCACTTGAACATCGTGATCTTGTGCATCACTTGGTCACGCCACGCGGTGAAGAACTGCGGCACCCCCTGCGGGTTGACCAGCTTGGCCAGACCATACGCATCGGCAGGCGACTGCGATGCTGGAGTGCCCGTCATCATCCACAGGTACGAGTCAGGGCGCAGGATGGACTTGAGCGTCTTCCACCGCTTGGTGGTCATGGTCTTGTATGCGTTGGCCTCATCGACGATGATGAGGTCGAACCTGCCGTCGTTGATGATCTCTTGCGCAATCAGGTTCAAGCCGTCGTAGTTGCAGATCACGAACTCGTAGTCCGACTGAATCATCTCGATGCGCTTGGCAGCTTGGGCGTGGTGCGCGACGATGGCCGAGCGATGAATGATTGAGTTGTTGAGGTCTCCCATCCACGCGCTGTGCATGATCGACAGAGGACACAGGATAAGCACACGCCGCACAAGATTGCGCTGCATCAGGTAGTCCGCAGCCCACAGCGCCGACAGTGTCTTGCCCGTGCCCGGGTCGTTGAACACAAAGGCTTTGCGGTTGACAGTCAAGAACGACGATGTCTCGATCTGATGCGCCATCGGCTTGTAGCGCCCGGGCCAGTTGTACTTGCGTGTGATGGGCGAGGGTACGTCTTTGACGCCAAGGTTGCGTAGCACCCTCACTTCATCGAGCCCCCAGTACACAGCGATCTTGTAGGTGTCGCCGTCTTGATCGAGCACCTTGTGCTTGGGGATGATCTGGTACTTGTCCGGGTTGCGTGTCCTAAAGACAACCGCTTTGTCTTCTACGATCTCCACTTACTTTCTCCTGTGTTTAAAAATTCTTTTTGAAAAACTCATCGACTGCTGCTTCAAACTCTTTGAGGTTGAACCTGCCGCCTTCGCCCGCAGCAGGCCCGGTGTTGCGCATAATGATGATCTCGTTCTCACCTCGGCACAGCGAGAACCCGTCTAAGAACAGCGCACTGGTAGCCAGCTTGCGAGCCTCAGACCAAACGAAGTAGGCGTTGTTCAGACCGATAAGTTTCTGCTCGGAGGGCGATATCCCCACCCACCATTCTTCAAACGTCATTTGTTATCTCCTCGGTTGGATGATCGAGAGCGCAGCCGGGTGTTGCCCGGGGTGGACTTGCCGCCCTTGCGCATGGGCGTGATGTGGTCGATGTCTTTGCCGTTGCGCTCCACACCCTTCTTGTCGTAGGCCCGCCGAGCACGTTGGCGCTCGATCTGATCCTTGTCTTCACCGCGCTTCTTCTGAAGCTGATACTCGTGTTTCCAGTCTCTCGTTGCCATGCTTGGCTCCTTTCTTTGAATTGCACGACCTGCACAAAACCTGATACGTCGCGTTTACTTTGTGGAACCGTACCCACGTATCCTTGACGTCCAAATCCTTGATGTACCACCCAGCGCCAGAGGCGTCGTTTTCTATTGCCTCATTCATGTTTGGATTGGCTTTGATGAAGTCTCGGACAAGCACAATGAACGGCACATCTTTGTGGTCAATTGCCAAACACTCAGTCGATCCACACACCGCGCACTGCTCTTGTGCTGAAGCAGCAAACTTGCGAATCTGATACTGCACAGCCAGCCGCATAGCTTCAAGCATGTCTCCAAAGCTGCCGTAGTTGTCCACCGCTTTGTTCCAAGACCATATCTCCCATTTTTGTCCGTCAGATGTGTGCGCCAAACAGCGCATATCCGTTGTCCATTTTGGGTTCTTTACTCGCTGATACCCTTTAAACGACCACCCAGTCAGCTTGTTGATTTGTGCCGTATCACGCTCGTTAAACGGCCAGTTGAACTTGTACTTGTCGATAAGTGCGCGAATTGCGGCTTTCCGTTCAGTCTTTTTCATCACAACCTCTTTCTGTTATGTTCACAGGTTGTCACCGGACACCAACCGCATAACGGTGTCGGTTTGGGGTTCCACACCCCGGTCTCATGCGCCTGCTCGATGCGAGCCACGCGCTCCCGATACTCCCACCAGTGCTCCTCGGCCTCACCGACCATGAAGCTGGCCTTGGCGATGTCCTCCTTGACCACAAACAGCAGAGCGCCAGAGACGCGCCGGATGTGGGGGAAGTGGACAAAGACCATCAGCGCCATGAGCTTGAGCTGCTCCCGGTCTGGGTACTTGTTGTTGCCCGACTTGTAGTCCACCACCTTGGCCGTGAGGTTCTCATCGTCGATGATCAGCAGGTCGGCAATGCCGCGCACCCACACATCCTTGTCCATGAACCCGCAGGGCTTTAAGTCCTTGGTCACCCCCATCTGGTGCTCGCACAGCTTCCTGCCCGGCTTGGCCTTGAGTGCATCGAGCGTGTCTTGCAGAAACGAGAACTGGGGCGGCAGCGGCGTATCGTCCTTGATGTACAACTCGGCAGCAGTGTGCAACTCCTTGCCGTAGATGGTTGCATCGGTGTCCCTGAACGGGTAGTTCTTGAGCACCTTGGTCTCGTGATAACGCCGAGGGCAGCCCTCGTAGTCTTTGAGGGAACTGTGCGACCAAGTGACTGGCTTCATCAAAACCTCGCTGTACGGATAGCCCGGGCCAGTCGGCGCCCAAACTCTTCGACAAAGTTCTCGCGGTTGTTGAGCTCGTGCTCACCCATGCTGTGCAGGATGGCGTGCGTTAGCTCGTGCCAGAACGTCTCCTCCAGTGCCGACAACCTGAGCGGCACACCATGATGCGTGCGCCGGGCCAACTCAATCTTCTGCGCGTCGTAGGTCACACGCCCCATCTCACTCTTCCTGCGCATCGACTCGACCACATCGACGCTGTACCACTTGGTGCCCACTTGCACTTTCTTTGGCAATACCAGTTGCTTCATTGCTTCTCCTTTACTTCTTTGCCAGCCCATAGCGGCGATGTGCGCCGCCCTCAACGGCCAGTGGAACCCCCGGCATGTACTTAGGCTCCACGGTCATTTGCGCCAAGACCCAAGTCTTAGCGTCATCCACTTCATCGTCAGGCACCACGACGATCTGCTCATCATGCACAGTGCCTGCCACAAAGTACTTCTTCGAAGTACGTAGCATTCCATCCGTCATAACAATCCTTGCCAACGCCTGTGTGACGTTGTTGGTGATCTTGCCAGCATACAGCTTGGTCTCGTCCTCGCCGTACACCCAGTTGGTCTGGCCCGTCTTCTTGTCCTTGACTTGGCGCAGGTTGGGGTACAGCAAAGACATGCCGTTTGGCAGCACGATCTCGTCCTTGCGGAACGTCAGACATTTATACACCACCTCCTCGCCGCCCACAAGTGACTTGGTAAGTAAGTGGTTACACATGTCCCAGAAGCTGACCACGGGGTGGGCGGTGGCCCGGTAGATGTCGATGATCTTCTTGGCTGCCACGCAGTGGATGAGCAACTCCTTCTCGGTGCAGGTGTGGGGAATCTCCTGCAACTTGACCGCGTTGTCCTCCCAGCCTACGAACCGCTCGACGTAGTCGCTGGTCACGCCCAGCTTCTTGGCAAAGTCCTTGTCGTAGCGCACCGGAGGAGCGCCCAGAAAGCCCACCAGAAGCTGCGAGGCGAAGCTCGCCCACCCCAACCCATACCCGCACCCCAGCAAGGCCGATTTCGCGCTCTGGCGCAGGTCTGGGTGGCTCTCCTTGGTCATGCCCGGGATGCCAAACATCTGAGCGCCGAACTGGGCGTAGGCATCCTGCCCAGAGCGGAAGATGTCCAGCAACTCCTCGTAGTCCGCCAGCCAAGCCAGCACCCGGGGCTCGATCTGCGAGAGGTCACCCACCAGAAGCTGGTACCCCTCCGGGGCCATGATGGCCTTGCGCAGGAAGCTGCCGCGTTTGAGGTTCTGCATGTTGATGGCCGAGCCCTTGGCGGCAGTCCAGCGGCCCGACTTGGCCCCGTAGTAGGACAGCGGCACCGGCAGCGAGCCGCGCTGGGAGATGTCCAGAAACCGTTGCGCACGGGTGCGCTCGGTGGTGGACTTGACCTTGAGCCTTGCCTCGCACAGGGCGGCCACATCCTCGTTGTCCCCGTTGAGCAGGGCTTGGAACAGGGCGTCGTTCTTGGCCAGCGCGTAGGTCATCTTGCCCGTGGTCTTGCTCTTCTTCATGGGCGGCTCAATGCCCATGCTGCGCAGGATGTCAGCGAACTTCGGGTTCGATGCAAGCTCCGCCTCCTCAACCTTCAGCTTGGCCAGCAGCCCCTCGCGGTGTGTGCCCTCCTCAGTAAGCGCCTCGATCAGCATCTTGCGGTCAAGCTCCAGCACCGGGCGGGTGTACATCTTGAGGGTCAGGTCGATGAGCCTGAGTTCGGACTTCGGGTAGCCAGAGACCAGTCGTGTGAAAATTTCCTCGCACAGATGCACATCATGCGCACAGTACGCAGCGAGCTCCCGCTCGATGCCCGGGGTAAGTTCAGTGAGTCCATCAGTGGAGTGAACAGCTTTGCCCTTCTCCGGCAGAGAGAAGTCCGCCGCCAGCTTTGCCAAGGAATTGCCAACTTCCACACCGCGCAGAGCTCGCGCCATTGATAGGGTGTCGAAGATGAAGCAGGGGTGTACGCCGTAGCGCCACTCAAGGATCGAAACGTCGAACTGTGCGTTATGGGCGAGCACGGCTGTTTTGCTCCAGTCGTAAGTCCCCAAGATTCGAGGAAGTTCATCTCCTCGATACCACTGTATAGCGGTGCCACTTCCAAACTCGTGGATGCAAGCGCCAAATGCTGTGAAGCGTTTGTCACGGATGTACTCCTCGGTTGTCATCTTTGACAGCGTGTACTCGCGGCTGTCCCAGCGCGTTTCAAAGTCAATGCTGACGATGGTCTTGTATGGTGCGCTCAAATGTTTTCTCCTGTAGTAGTTGTGCAAATGTCAGCACGTTGCTGCGCCACTGTGCGTAGCTTCC